CGATCTTGTTAGTACTTGAGAATATTAAGATAGTTGTTGGCAACAACAATCAGAATACATACCAAAGGGAGTGCTGAGGCAGGGTTCCAAGTCACCGCGCCCGGTTGTTGAACTCTAGCCAGGAACGAAAGCGGTCTGGCACACTCAGCGAAAACCGAATTCGGTGCTTTCACTTCGAGCTACAGCTTGTGTCTTGGCTTCGATTTTGCTTCCCGCGCGGAAAAACAGTGTTGTTTGCCAGTTGGCAGTGTGTAGGACGCCAGGTGTGACCCATTTAGGTCACGCAAAACACATATTCACACAGAAGGTATTTGGAACTCCCAAACCACATTGCTTATTAAGAGTTTTTATTTAGTTCACAGTAATTAAATCAAAATTAATGATACAAATGTGCAAAGACAGCATTCACAGTTGGCAGAACATTCTTATTTTTTGCTGATTTTGGATCTCTTTCTTTTCACCGCCCGCGCAGTTCTCACGGTTCTCACTGTTCTCACAGGCCTAGCAACTACTTGCCTTGCACCTTGGTTAGTGGTCAGTCCTGCCTGGAAAAGGAACCTTCGGCCCAAATTATACTGATCCAATTGTTCAGAGAATCTCTCAGTGAGATCCACATTCCAAAATTTATAGTCCTTCCAGGGATCTTTATCCTCTGGAGGTTTCACAGCATCTGGACATTTGGTAGCTTGTGATTCAATCCATCTGTAGATTTCATGCAAGCTATCATTTGGAGGACTTGCAATATTCAAGTCCCAATTGTCAATTATTGTACTGTCCATTGTATGGACATAGGACAGTATCTCTGCAGAGAGTGAAACCCTACATAACTGAAATATGAAGGATAATTCAAACTCTTCTACATGTCTGAGGTATTCATTGATTTTGGTAGCATCATATTCAGTGAGGCTACCTTCTGCTGAGTTCACATTGATTGTGAAGTTTGTACCTCTTGTGTTATCCATCACAGTAACAAAAAGCTGATTGTTCCAACAGATGCCATTATTGAGGCCTTGTGCTTTGTTTAACCAATATGGTCTGTTGAAGAACTGAGTGTCTGTGCTTACTAAGGACCCACTGGGAGTGGCTGTATATGAATAGGGTGCTAAGCTATTCAATTGACCAGGCCCTGTATTTTGATCCTCATTAGCTGGAGCCAAATACAATGACTCGGGAATTGTTTCCTTCATTTCACCAGCCCTATCCATGAAATGTCTAGCATACATTTGCTCTCTGCGAGCAAAGAACCAGAGGTAGTTACCAAACAAGTCCCTGGTCATCTTATGATAATCAGGGTAACATATGATTTCATCTATGGAGTCTAGAGGTAGTTCTGATTTATTTGGTTGTAATCTTTTGGCATCTATGTTGCCAAATCCAATGTCACACATCTGTCCATCTTCTATAACTTTATCTAGTAGTTCTAAGGGTGGACAGTCCCCTGCCTTCAACTCTCCACAGGGTTTAGCAGCAGTCCAATACTCTCCCAATGGAGGATTGGATCCTACAATAAATAATTGTGTTTGTTTGCAATCGAAAGCCATGTTCCTTCTTTCATTTTTTGTGTCTTCGGGTTCATATGCCCCATTAAGTGGATTTTCAACATCATGCAACTTATTGAAAAATGGGGAACCTGTGACAGCTACACCCAATGGTCCCCCTCTTCCAACTTCAAGACCTCTGCAGGCCCAAACTAATCTTTCTGTGTCAGGATTATATGCATTTTTATCAGGGAAAACAAACTCATTGGGGTTAGGGAGTTTGATTCTGAATACTCTGTACTGATTAGGTGAAACTTTTGGAACTTTTGGAGCAGGAGCATCGTCGTTTTCGCTGGGTATTTCGAAGTAAGGGTGTCCAACCATCAGCAGTCTCTCAGAACTGGCATGGTAGAATACATTTGTGCGGTGGACATATTCATCCGTACTGATAGCTCTTGTAATAGGTGTCGGGGGGATGTAGAATTTATTTTGTGCAGGACGCCAGAAAGCCATCTGCAAGAGATTAAATACAGCGTTTTCTCCTTTTACCATATAAGCAAGGTTCATAGAAAAAATCAGTAGAATTGTCATTAAAACTGTAGTAAGGAATCCAGGGTCTGTCTTCAGGAACAACAGTAGGCCTCACATCTATGTTGGTAACAGGATAATCTACTGTGACATTTGGGCCTCCAAAGCCAAAAAGATGGTCAGGATAGAAAGATCTGTGCTTTGTAGGGTCTGGTACCATAGTTGTGGTCACATCTCCAAAAAAATCTGTATTTTCTATAACTTCAAAGTCATTGGACGGCTCTAAGCCAATGGAATCTGCTGCATCATTCAAATTTACCTCCACAAAAGGTGTTTCCCCTTCTCCAGTGATGATTTCCTCAGTCCCTGTCACCTCCCCTAGTGGCAGTAACTCCACCTCTTCAGCAGGTAGAATAGAGCTTAGATCTTGATAATAATGCACGTGGCTACCAATCTGGACACCACTCCTAGTTCTTAAAGTGCCCTTCATTCCTACTCTGCTGACTCTAACGCGACCGCTTTTGGGTGCTCTAGAAAAAAGCTGTCTTCCAAGGTACTTGATATCAGTGAAATCTCTATGGGGGGCTGCACGGGGAGGTGTTCTGGTCACTTCATTTAATTCATTTTCAAAAATCATAGTTAAATCCTGTTCATTATACACAGGATTCTCAAAAGTTATGAGTGTTCTAGGTTCCTCTAAGAACTCAATCTCTGGCACTTCCACCTGTTGCACTAGCCTTCTATTGTATAGGTAACCTCTGTCACCTCTGACTCTGCCCTCTTGTGGTGTGCTTGTTGTGAAACCAGTGTCCTCCACCTGGAATTCATCATCTGGTATTGTCTCCCTGAAGGTTTGTAAAGGAATCTCTTCCCCACCCCCAATGTTGGTGCCTCCTGCACGTTCTCCAACAAACACATGGTCAACTGCACTACTCTCACCAGTAGTAGTACTAGCTGTTATGCTCACTTCAAATGTGGGATTATCAAACAGTGAAGTGGACACTGTCACTGGTGGCTCCACGGGTTCTATGTTGACAGGGTTTACTTCCAAAACATCTGGAACTACTGGGGTCACATTAACTCCTGTGTCTACTGGGCCATCAACTGTGCCAGGTACTTCAGGTGTAGGTCTCACTGGGAGTAGGGGCTCTAATTCTAGGAATTCCCCACCAGGGTCAATTCCCACGGGTGGTTCTGCTGGTACTACAGGTATAGGCCTAACTCCTACTGTGACTCCACTCTCTGCAGGAGCTACTCCCAAATCACTCCCAAAACCCCCAAAGGGTCTTTCCAATGGAATAACAGTCCCGGTTCCTTTTCCAGAAGAAATGCCAGCACCCCCAAAGTACAAAAAAGGAGATAACCACTTCAAAATTCTGTCCGCAATTGTATTATTTTCTATCTTATTTACAACATCAGGAGGGCAAGTGCCAAACTGCTTACAATGTTTATAAATGTCCTCTGCAGCGGCGCGCCGTTTCCTGCCAGCCCGTGACATGATTGAAGTTTTATTAAATTTAGGGTTTTTATACTTTTTTTACAATGATTTTGTTATTTTATATTTTTTTTGTGAAGTCAAGGGGAACCAGGTACAATCCAGGATACAATATTTACAATCCAACACCAAAAAGGGGTATGGGACACCCAGGGGTTACAACCAGGAGCTAGGTATATCGGGGTCTCGTCGGGGGGATCTGCTTCGGACCACAGAGGTGTCTGGGATTTTTTGCCTCGTATTATGTTGTGGGTGGGAGGGCTATGGAATGGAATGGGACCCAGGTGTTTGGTTTTAATGCACAAATCTAAGGTCTTACAATGCAAGGACTCGGAAGTATTTCCACTTTTAGTTTCTTTTACCTATGTAGGACTTAGGTATAATAATTTTCAGGTATTTTTCAGGTATATACAAATATACAAAAAGGTCTCTATTATGAGTGGAGGTTGGAGCAAAGAGTTTGGAGAAAGGGGGGTTTGAGGAGAGCTGTGGATTCCAGTCGCTGCTAATTTGGGTGCAACAAATTACCAGTCTGGGATGTTGTTCACCTATTACCTACTTTGTGTGCCGCCGGGGACTTGGCACCTAGGATTGATTTGATGAAGATGATTTTTATTTTTTAATGTGTTGGTTTTGATTCTTATTATTTTGTATTTATAAAGCTGTTATAACCACAAGTTTTAATGATCAACTAAAGAAAACTTAGTGTTCCAGGTTTTAAGATGCAGTATAAATGGTACTACACAACTATGCTTTTGCGTTTAATCTATATTCTGATGTGTTAAATAGAAACTGATATGTTCTTTACTCGTGCCTTTAAATGTGTCAAAAAAAAAAGACTAATTAAAAACTTAAAGAAACCCTATATATAACACATGTATGAGAAGAATAACATTTCAAAGTCAGCAGGAAGAATGTAGAATGTAGCAAATGAATGAAAAATACACTCGAACACGCGTTGACACTTAAACAGAGAAGTTCATCCTAAACTATGAATTTGTACTTTTTATCCTAGTAGTTGATGTCTGCCTAGAGAGTTGTTGTTGAACTAGACTATTTCATAACATATTTCAAACTATAACCTTAAACAAAGAAGATAATATGTACTTTTGCTTCTACTATGCCTATGCTATGTTATTAATTTTCTCTTATTGCCATGTAAATATAAAGGTACGCACTATTTCTTAACTAAGGGGAAACCTTGGAAACCTATAACAGTTATACATAAATGCAATAAAAATGCTTCTACCGTGCTAGACTAACTAGGCTTTATAATGTTTAACAAACATGGGCATTGGAACAAAAAACTATGCTTTCTCGCTTCTCCTTTAGGTTGTGTTTTTATACAGAAAAGGTGTTAAACAATTGCTCACTGGCAAAGTCCCAATAATAAAACCGAATCTGGTCGTCCTTATAAAAAAGGCCTGTAAAATCTATCTGCCCTCTTTTTTTCTCCCATGTTCCATCTTCATTTTGGCAATATATCTCTTCCCAAGCAGTGAGTTCTACCATATTTTCAGGATCTCCACCTAACAATAGGTGGACATGACTCCCCCCTTTTTTCAAACAGAATTTTGGAGGAGCAGCATATAATTCACGATTAGTGTCTCTTAATGTCCATCTTTCCCTGGCAAAAGGGGACTGGGCTAGAGATTTTAGGACCAGAGCCATCTCGATTGCATCTTTAGCATTCCTTTCTGATACCTGTAAACTAGGTACCACCCTAGGCCCCAATCTCTGATACCCTGCCTTTCGGGCTGCAAAGAGAATTAAATGCTCCTCTTTTACCAGCTCCCAATATGCAATTTGTTCACTGAGATCTGCACTGTCTTTTTCATAAATGTCCAATTGCCTATTTTCCACTCGGTCTAAACGGGCTCTGAGGTTCTCCATCCTCCCCCTCGTCTTCTTGGTCACTTAATTCTAAAGCAGACCAAAATCTCCCAAAATAAGAGCTCCAGGATTCTTTGCTTAGGCAATAAGCAGGCTTTCCATCTGCATCAAAAGGAAGGGTTTGATTAAAATTTAAAAATGTTAATCTTGAGCGCAAAAATTTATATTTGTCATCTTCCATTAAATTACAATTAGTGGTAATCACTAAAGGTGGACATTTAATTTGAATGGGAGCTCTATTTTTACAATCAACAGAAATAAAACTCCCATCCAATGCACTTCTCATATATGTATCAAAGTAATTCCATGTATGAGTAGTAGCATCATCAAGCAGTGCTGCTTTTGCATCTGCTAAAGGAGATAACCAAAAATGACTTTGATAATTTTGAAAAGAAATGATTTTTCCCCCTAGAAATTCAATGAGACTGTTTGCAAAATATGATTTACCAGTGTCTGAAGGACCATAAATTACAATGCAACATTTTTTAGGATGGCTTTTCAGAAAATATCTCATAGTTTCTTCAAATTTAAACACACTACATTGTTGAAATTTTAAAAACTTTGCTATTTGTCTCCAATCACCATCATTTTCAATTTTCTGCATTCTTTTATGGATCCAAGCAGACATGGTAGCATTTTGCATTTCAGCTCTCAAATATTGTTTTACCATATAAGTACAATCCCTAACATGTTTAGCTTGATTATTAGACTGTATAAATGCCTTAGCATTAGCATCCTCATCTGCTAAAGAAGCATAATTGTAAGCTATTAAACTTTCATCAGTAAATTGATTATCATAAGCCCACTGAATCATTTCAGAGAGCACAAAGGGTCTTTCAGCACTCTGATTATTTACTAGAGTTCTTTGAGCAATCCAATCTGGTAACTCTCCTGAAGTTGTACAATTTTTATAACCTAATGTTAATTTAAAAAAATACAATGCAGAAGGTACACTTAATCTAGGAGGATCACATAAAATGCATAATTCATTTAAACTAAATAATGATTTCATTTGACTGCAAATAGTATTTCTACATTTCTGTTTCTTAAATGTACAAAGAAATAAAATTGCAAAGTCAAGATCATAACATAGTAAATAATCACACATATCACCTACATGCTTCTTACCACCTTCTACAGTTGAAGGATGTGGTCCATATAAAAAAATAACCCAGTGGTTACCCATAGTCTTCTGACTATGATAAGGTCTAGTTAAATCATTGTATCCTACTCCTAATATCCCTTTAAATTTCGCGAGCATAGTAGCATGATGATTATGACTCTTCAAAATCTCTCTAATATCTACTTTACATGGCTTAACTATCTGTGAGTTAGAAGTACTTGGTCCCTCATCCGGTGTGTCAATACCGCTGTCTCCGAATAGTCTTTTCTTAGCTGCTGACCCTTTAGGGGATATCTGAACAGCGCTAAGCCTAGGGCTCAGATTTTCTAGATCCCTTTCCTGTTCCGGGGTGCACAAACACTTTCTCTTTAGAAAGAGCTCGTGGCGGGCGCTCTCTGCAGCCTCCTGGTGTTGGAAAAGCTGCAAGGAATTCCCCTGAGTTACCTCAGAGTCATCTAAGAGTCCAGAACAATCACTTTCAGTATCAGCATCAAAGATTTCCTCGATAGAGTCTTCCCCTTCTACATCTGCTTCCCTTACTATAAACCAGTCATCAAGAGTACCTTTTTCAGCCATAGTAATGTCGCTCCTTCGCGCAAACTGCGCAAACAAAGGTGACTTCGGAGGTGGTAAGTAGGCTCTGGAGGGTCTGGATGCCTCCGGTTGTGCCCAGCACAACTATCCTCAGCTTCCGAGGACAGTATGGACAAGACGCGGAGATTTTATAGGGATCCCCTTGAGGCTCCTCCTCGTCCTCCAAAGCTTCGTGACAAATGAGAGAAACAGGTTCTGGTGGCTCCTCAAGCAGGACAATATCCTTCAGCGAGGCCTCTTTCCCAATCATTTTAGAACACTCTGCACATACTACACAGTGCTCTATACTCTGTACTGATCTTTTGTAAAGCCTCAAAGTTTTGTAGAACAGCAACTTTTTCCTGGAAGCACAAGTATCTCTGACACTTCAAACACCGAATGCCAAGATCAAACACAGAAAAACCTGTTTCAGCTTCTACCTCAGCTGCTGTTAAAGTTTTCTGATACAAAGTTAAAAATTCAATTTGACTTTTATGAAGAAGACAAGTCTGACAAAGTCCAAAAGGAATACCGTCTTTATATAATATTCGACGGCCTCCTAAATCAAATAATATTTTTTCATAAATTGAGAGCAATCTGAAACAAGAACAACAGGGAAGCAGTAAAGCATCAAGACTTAGGTCTCTCTGTTCACACAAATCATGAATAGAACCTGGAAAAAAAGCATCACTAACCTCCGAAACCTCCTCTCTACCACCTTGAGCCATTGCATTAAAAAATGCAGAAAAAACGCGCTTTATAACCAATACGACCGCCAT